TGCGTGGGCCGCAGATGCAGATTAAGACCGAGCGAGACAGCCGCATTGACCGCGCTTCCTTGGCCACCTTGCCGCCCATGATGCACCCTGCTGGCAGACCTCCGGGCGATTGGGGGCCGGGCCGCAAGATTCCATACCGCCGCCTTGGTGAGCTTGAATACGCACCCGTGCCGCCCTACGACCCCGGTAGCGACCGCATCGAGGCTCAGATGGACGCACAAGCCGACCGTGCTGTTGGCCTTGATATGGCTAACCCTGCCTCTGCTGTTCGCCAGCAGTTTATCGTGAACAAGTATCTTGACCACGTTAAGGAGGTTCTGACTTTGGCGTGGAAGTTGTTTCAGCGCATGGGGCCAGACGAGGTGTTCTTCCAAGTTACTGGTAATCCAAACCCGCAGGTTATGACCAAGGGTGATGCTGATGAGAACTTCTCGCTGATGGTGTCCTTTGACACTAGGGAGAATGACCCTGACAACGTGAAGTCTCAGTTGGAAAGCACGGTGTCGTTGATGCAGATTGACCGCAATGGTCGGATCAACCCCGATAGGTTGCTTGAGATTCTGGCATCTGCCATCAATCCGTTCATTGCTGACAGCATCCTGGAGCCTGCCGAGGAATCGCAACAGCGTTTGCTCAAGGACATTACTGACGACTTGGCTAAGATTTACAGCGGCATTGAGGTTCCTGCGCGTCCGAATGGTGCGGAGGTTGCGATGCAGGTGATTCAAGGCTACGCCCAGCAGCCTGACGTTATGGAGCGTTTGCAGGGTGACGACGCATTCGCAGAGCGTTTGAACAAGTATGCCCAGCAATACCAGATGGTGATGGCGCAGGCACAGAACGCTCAGATCGGGCGACTGGGGACAGCACCGGCTCAGATGGGCGGGGTGCAAACTCAAGGCATGGAACAATAATCCTTGCCAAGCCGTAGCAACTGTGTAGCGTAATCCTCATGGAAGGCCCGCAGCTAGATTTAGACACCGCAATCAACGCCTTAGCGCATAGGGAGGAATACAAGTATATCCTATGGGTGATTGAGCAAGAGCGCGAAGGTCTTTTCTCTGATCTGCAAAAGGCGAAAGACCCCAACGAAGTGATGAAAATTGCTGGTGGTATTGCTAGGGTCGATCAAATCCTTGACTTACTTTCCCCGACAGACTAGCATCCCCTCGTTCAGTGTTGGTTTGTTCATAACACCGCCCCGCCTAGGTTTTTGTGTTTTCCCCTAGGCGGGGCATTTTTGTGTCCGCTTGACAAATCATTAGTAAACTGCTTAGGTAAGTCACATTCGCTACCGCCGAGCGTTAAACGTGCGTCCTAAGATATGCAAGCAACAGACAACCCTATCGCTGAAGGGGATAAAGACAGCGTAGAAAACCTGACTCAAGACGGTCTTATGGAGCGTTTGATGAAGGGGCCGCAGGAGGAACCCGAAGCCCAAGCCGAGGAAGTCGAGCCGGAAGCCGAGGAAGAAGTGGAGCCTGAGGAGGTGTCAGAGGAATCTGAGCCTGCCGAGGATGAAGCTGAATCTGATGCCGAAGTCGAGGACTACGAGGAAGAAGCCGAGGAGGAACCCACAGACATAGACCTACTCAGTCTGTCAGCCGAGGAGATTCAGGAACTTGCCAAGAAGGGTAAGAGCCGCCTATTGAGTCGAATCGGGGAACTGACTGCACGGGCCAAGAGTGCCGAAGATCAACTTGAGGAACTCAAAGCCAGCAGGCCGCAACGGGAAATCCCGCAAGAGCAGAATCCGTTTAAGGACTTGGTTTCGTTTGACGACATCAAGACCAAATACGAGGAGCTTGAGCAGACCCTAGAGTGGACAGATACGCTACTTGAGGAACACGAGGACTACGCCAATGACGATGTAATCGAAGTTGGTAGCCAAGAGTTCACCAAGCGGCAGCTAAAGCAAGCGCAGAAAAACGCGAGGGACGGGATTAACAAATTCCTACCAGCCCAAGCGCAGCACTTGAAAAGGCAAGAGCAGGTTAGCAACCAAGCCAAACTTTGGGCAGAGCAAGCTCGGAAAGAAGTTCCTGAGATTCAGGACGAAGAAACCGAGATTGGTAAAGCCTACAAGGGATTGGTTGACAGCCCTAACATTAAGAAACTCAAAGACGTTCTTTCCAAGCACGCACCTGAGTTGGGAGTAGACATCGAATACATTCTGGCGCACGCCGTCAGATCTAAAGTTGGTGAAGCCAAACCCAAAGTGCAGAAAGGCGCAGGGAAGAAGTTGAAGGTGAGTCCACCCGCTTCCCCTGTTGGAGCCGGAGCCGCACGGCAAGGTCAGGCAAACAACTCGAAAGTAGACGCTCTCTACAAACGATTCCAGGAAACTGGAAGTCCAGACGATCTAGTTGCTTATCAAGTGGCAAAAGCCACCCAATCCTAACCTACTAATACAATGGCATTCAGTAATACTTATAGCCCCAGTGCCCCTACCGGCACTACCACGACTGGTTCGGCAGTAGGCAACCGTGAGGATCTTAGTGACATCCTTACCATTCTTGCCCCCGAAGAAGCCCCCGTTACCTCCCTTTGTGCTAAGGGTGCAGCTCAATCGACTTTCCACGAGTGGACTGTTGACGAGCTTGCTACTCCTGATGCTTCCGGCATCAACGAAGGTAGTGACGTGACCTCGTTCACCAACAAGTTCGCTTCCCGCGCTCGTCTCGGCAACTACATTCAGAAGTTCCGCCGCGACTACCTTGTGTCTGACCTGCAAGAAGCTGTCAGCTCCGTTGGCCCTGCCAATGTTGCTCAAGCTAAAGCTAAGGCCATGCGCGAGATCAAGCGTGACGTTGAGCTTGCGATTTGCTCCAACAGCGACCGTCAGGCCGAAGATGGTGTGAATCCCTACAAGCTGCGTGGTCTTGGTGACTGGATCGACTCTGCTGGCCCCAGCGATGTCCCCGCCGCCTACCGCACCCCTGCTGCTTCGATTGAGTCCAGCGCACTCACTGAGAGTGATCTGAACGACATCCTTGGTAGCATCTACACCGAGACTGGTGAAATGGGCAACCTTACCTGTGTGGCCAACGTGGCTCTCCGCAAGGTTATCGCCAACTTCACCCGTGCTGAAGGAACCACTACTCAGACCGCTTATCAGATCAACGAGGACGCAGGTGCCAAGAAGATCACCCTGAGCGTGTCTCTGTTTGAGTCCGACTTCGGTGTTGTTAAAATCGTGAATGCTAACCCCGTGTGTATGCCTGGTGCATCCACCAACGAGGCTTACATTCTTGATCCGAAATACCTCGGCATCGGCACACTTATCCCGATGGGTAGCACCGACCTTGAGAACCAAGGTGGTGGTGAGCGTGGTTACGTTGACTGCGCCCTTACCCTCGCTTGTAAGTCGCCCCTCGCCCACGGTAAGGTTGCATACTAATCCTAACTAGAAAGAATCATTACCATGAGCGTTTCTAAAATTGTTAATAACGAGTCGGTTGAAGATGTTTACATCTACGTGGCTGATTGGGAGCATATCGCTGCCAACGCTACTTCGGCCAACCAAGTTACCATCGGTCAGGTTCCTGCTGGTGGCGGTGTTAAGCAAGTTGTGGTTTACGAAGCTTCGGCTCTGGCCGGTGCTTCTGACATCACCCTTGATGTTGGCACTACTACCGCTGACCCCGATGAGTTCATTGATGCCCTTGACGTTGATGCCATGAGCGCACCTGTGTATAACACTGGTGATCTGTTTGAGGCTGCCAACGCAGGTGGTATTGACCTTGTTGGTTTGACCAACACCGCCACTGACATTGTGGCTGAGTGGAACGGCACGGTTGCCTCCCTTACCGCTGGTAAGGTTGTGGTTGCCATCACCGTGGTCAATCCTGGCAAGTTCGCCTAATTGAGCTAGAACATTAGGGTGGGGGGTCTGTGCGACCCCTCACCCATTCTTGCTATGAAGATACTGGAATCACAAGAGTCGCTGAACGCTGCTGTCATCCGTGAGATTATGACGGGTGAGCAGTTGAAGAACCAGCTGGAGGCTGCGCGTGAGGCTAATTCTGCGCGTATTGCACAGGACTACAAGGGTAAGAAGTCCAAGGGTGGACTGATGCACTTGGCTGAGATTCCCCAGCGTGAGTTCTTTAAGCTGACGCAATGGCTTGGTGACGGTTGGTGGAATGACCGGGCAACCCTGCGTCATATGCAAAAGACGCATCCTCACTTGTTTTCCCATAAGGCGTAAGTGACTGCCAACTAGCTTGTCGTGTCAGAATAAATAAGCTATAAACCATTTGTGCAGACCAAGAATTACACCACTGATTTACTGCCACTCATTAAGGCTCTATGCGGTATTGAGTTTGCATTGACGGAACTACCGCGCATCAAGGCGTTGATTAACAGCCGTGCGAAGCGTGCTTATCGAGCTACGAATTACTGGCCCCGTTTCTTGGTGGTGGGTGAGGCTCGCACAGTGACCAATGGTGTGGTTCCATTTACGCAGGCTGGTTTGGGTTCTATTGACACCTTCTTGCAGGTTCACAGGACGCAACCGTTTCAGACCGCCTCGGCACAGTTGATTGAGTTCTACGTGCAGAATGGTGGTGCTACCTTGGTTGACGGCAATCTTAACCTTTCCTCGGCATACGTCACCTACAAGAAGCAATGGACTGATGTCTATGGTGATGGCTCATCTGGAACCGTGGTGAATGTTCCTGACGAGTGGTTTGAATACCTGGCACACGGCGCAACTGCTGACTGGCTGCGTGCTGAAGGGCAGCATGACAAGGCTGCTGTGGAAGATGCTTTTGCCAAGGACAAGCTAGATGACGAGCTTATCCGTATTTCCGATATGCACACGATCAATGCTGTGGCTAACCGGATTCATACTAACTCCAATATGCAACCCCGCTGGTAATGCAACTGTCTCTGTCACAAACTCCGAAGTCGATTAGCTCTGCTAATTATTTGTTGCGTCAGTATGGAGGGGCTGCTGCTGCGTATTCGTTGCAGCGGTTGGATACATCCACTGGCAATGTGGTTCGTGCGCGTAGGTCTACGGACGATGCTGAGTCTAACTTTACTGCGGAGGGTGTGTCTGGTGGTTCTTTGCGTGAGTTTGCTCTGAACAACGATGCTGAC